GGGTTTCATCAGCACTGATGCTGATGCCAATGGTAGATTTGATTTAAGAACTAGAGTATCTGGAACACTGGGTTCCAGGCTTGGAGTTGATGCTAACGGCGACACAGTCGTTTCTCAAGATTTGATCTTGAATCCATCGTCTTCTGTTACACCTGCCAGTAATGGTCAGTTGATGATTGAAGCAACTAGTGATAATTCACTCACATTTAAGTATAAAGGTTCCGATGGAACTGTAAGATCCGTCACGGTTGCACTAAGCTAATGTTTATTAACTTCATCAAGTTGCCTCGAATGATTAGGCAACTTACTTCTAAGTCCCTTTCATCAACAGATATCATTCCTGTTATTAGTAATACTGGAATTCCCTATCAGGTTTCTGGTTCAGAATTCTCATCAAATTCTCTTGTCTTTGCTCATGTTAGTTTTGATGGTTCTGCTGGCAACAGCTTCGATGGCTCTACCATCGCTGGTCATAACATCAAGAGTGTTACAAGAACCGGCGAGGGGATATTCAAAGTAGAATTCACTGCTAGTCATTCTAATGGTAACTACACTGCAATTGGTAGTGCAGGTAAAGGTAATCACACTTCCTCAGCTCGAGCAGTCTCGATTGATGAAACAAATAAAGATTATGTGGTATTGAGAGTAGAGAGAACTGACACAGGTTCACAACAGGACGAAGAGTATATTGCTATTATGATTCTGGGGTAGATTTTTATCTAAATATTTATATAGATGATGAATGCGATGTGAAATTCATTTGCTAAAACATTATGTCTGATGACAATGTCAAGGAAGAAGTAAAGAAGAAGAATATCTTCACAAAAATGAAGGAGAAGATTGACGACAAAGATGAACAGATTGAGGCGTTATCGACTTTAGTTCGATTGGGTATTCTTATCTGGTCAGGTGGAATCTTGACTCTCGCTTATATTCAAACTCCTGCATCCTGGGGAATCCCAGAACAGAAACTTGATCCCACCTTTATTGCGTCAGTCTTCACAGGAGTTCTAGCAACTTTTGGTGTCCAAGCTGCAAAGGGTAAAGGAGGACATGGTGAAAGTAATGCAGGTGTATCCAAAGGAGACCTAGAAGCACTCATCAAGAAAGCATCCGAGACTGCTCCTCATCAAACATTCTCTGTGGAGTCACCTTCATTTAAGATTGTTCCATCTGATGAAAAGCATAAGCTATGAGCGAACCAACAAAACTAAGTGACGACACTGCCGTTGCTATGCCCATTCGTAACATCATCTCTATTGTAGGGGCGGTTGCGGTGTCTACCTGGGCATATAGTGGAGTCATCGAGCGATTGAATCGCTTGGAGACAAGTGCAGAAGTCAGAGCGGAAGCTGTGGAGTTGAACTCCGAGTTCCGTATCAACTGGCCAAGAGGCACAATGGGAGCACTTCCCTCTGATGCATCACAGGACAGAGAGATTGCTCAGTTGCAACTCGAGCTAGAACGGATAATGGAAGAGGTTGAAGAGAACGACACATGGATTGATGAATTCCAGCCTTCTGCATCTGTTCAACAAGCTGTGAACGAGGTCGACGCAATGGCTGTCGAAATTGCTCTCATCAGATCTGAACTTGCTCACCTCCTGTACAGACTAGATCAGATGGGAGACTAAATAATAATAAAGTCAGATTGATATGTCATTAGCTTCACCACAGAATAGAATTGAGTTCAAAAAATACATTAATTATAAACTGGGTGCACCAGTTCTTGAAGTGAATGTAGCTGATGAACAACTGGATGTCGCCATCAATGATGCCTTCCAGTTTTTCAATGAGCGTAATCATTTTAATGGTGTGGAAAGAGGATATCTTATCTTTAATAAAGATGAGGCTCTTATGGATGGATTTGAGGGGTTTGCTCCTGTAGAAATCATTGATGGTAAGGAATATAAAAAACAGAATAACTTCATCACAATGCCTGACGATGTCGTGGGTGTTATTCAAATTATGAGAACCCAAGGTTCGATGGCTGGACAAGGTATCGTTCCTGGTGGTATGATTTACCCAATCCTTTTGGGTTCACTGAATGGTGGTTCTTGTGGAAGTGTCAATGCGACACTTACAACTTTTTATGCCATTCAAGAATACCTGGCATTAATTGATTGGATGTTCAATCCACCCAAGTCTTTTAGTTTCAATCAAAGGACACATAGATTGTTTGTTGATGGTGATTTGGGACGAGGTAATATCTTTGTTGTTGAGGTTATGATTAAACCAAGTCCAGATTTGTTCCCTGATTTGTGGAATGATATGTGGTTGAAGGAATATGCCACAGAGTTGGTGAGACTTCAGTGGGGACAGAACCTTAGTAAGTATTCTCAGGTTCAGTTGCCAGGTGGTATCGTTATCAACGGACAACAAATCCTTCAGGACGCACAAACAAACTTGACAAAGATTAGAGAAAGGTTTGCTATGGACTTCGCCGATCCACCTCTTGACCTTGTTGGTTAATTGTGATAAGATAAATATTGTAGTAGATTTTTTATTATGAAGAGACTAGCAGCAATCGTGTCGGCTTTAATGTTGGCATCCCCAGTTATGGCTGAGCCAGAAGTTAAGGGATGGAAGACAATGGACAGCATGGGTTGTATGATGGTACGAGAGTGTGTTGATGGCACTCAGGCAATTGTTAGTGTCAATTCGTTGTCCCTAGCATTTCCATACAGCAATTATAAAGAGATTGAAGAGGAAGCAAACAACATCATTGATGAACTTCAATTGATGGGTGTCAATGTTTATCTGGCTGATGATAAGTACTTCCCTCGTGGACATGCAGGTGTGTATTATACCGTTGGTAATGACTTCTTTATGAATGAAAGTTATGCAGATGATCCTGTTACCTTCATCATGACACTGAGACATGAGGCATACCACGCAGCACAAGATGCAATGGCAGGAACCATTACTAATAATAACATTGCAATCATCTATCCACAAGAAGCTGTTCCTGCTGCTTATGTGTTAATGGCTGAGATTGCTTATCCACCTTCTGCACAACCTTGGGAAGCAGAAGCTAAGTGGGCTGGATCTACACCCAACATGACACTGGAAGTTTTACGAACAATCAATCGTACAGGCAATCAACCCTGGAAAGAGATTGAACCAACTCCAATGACACGAGAGTGGTTAGAATCAAATGGCTTCATAAATAACTAAAAAGGTCTAATGCCATATACATCCCCATTCTTCTCTACGACTACAGGTTACTCTGGTGAGCAGAGTTTGGTGGATGATCTTGTTAGAGAACAGATTAAAATTTATGGCATGGACGTTGTTTATATGCCAAGAAAGAATGTGAACTTGGATAAACTCTTACATGAGAGTTCCAAGTCCGCATTCGAATTTGGTATGCCTATTCCTATGTACCTGAAAACCTTCTCAGGTTATCAGAATGGAATGGAGTTATTGTCTAAATTTGGTGTTAGAAGTTCTGATGAGATTACGATGGTTATGTCTCGTTCAGAATTTCTCACTTATTATGCTCCATTCATCAAGTCCTATAATAATGCAATTGCAGGAAGAGAAGTCAATGACGAACTCAATCGATTAGAAGGTGAGACAGCATCAAGACCTAAAGAAGGAGATCTTATTTACTTCCCATTTGATGATGGCATCTTCGAGATCAAGTATGTAATGTTCGACCAACCCTTCTTCCAGTTAGGACAGGGTTATGTCTTTGAAATCCAGTGTGAGAAGTTTGAATATAGTGGTGAGACATTTGACACTGGCATTGAAGAAATTGATGACTCGATGAAGAAGCCAGATTACTACAGGACAGAATTTACTTTAGAAGAAGGTAATGATATTAGTTTCGTGAATTTTGAGACAGTAAAGATTTATGATGTCTCCCAGCCAGTTTCAGGAGAAGATACATTAGACTTTAGACTTTATAAAGATCCTGGATATCTTCATGATGTACCCTTTGTCACTGCAAGGGTTATGGAATTTAATAAACCAGATAAAAAATTATTGTTAGCTGATATGTCAGATCTTGATCCAGATCAGATGGATAGGACAACAGGCGACGTCACAATAAACAAATTTGATAGTGTGATTATCATTGGTGATACAAGTACGGCCGCTTGGTACTCTAATAAAGCTAATGAACATGACATGGCATTCAATGATTCTAAGACTTTACAACAAGAATTCCACGACATCAAAATCTTAGATCTAGGTGATGAAAACCCCTTTGGTTTCTTCTAGGACTAAATAATAGAAATAGAATGTGAATTGTGTTAGGAAAGTATAGTTATCATCAGATTTTTAGAAAGAGTATCATTGCGTTTGGTACTCTGTTTAATAATATTATTGTAAAGAGGAAGGACTCATCCAGAAAGGATGGATTAGAAGCATATAAGGTTCCTATTCAGTATGGTCCTTATCAGAAATACTTGGCAATGATTGCTGCCGAGCCTACTCCTGAGAGGCAGTCAATGCAAATCAGTCTTCCGAGACTGTCCTTTGAAATCAAAGGTTTGCATTATGATGGTTCCAGGAAGTTGGTTCCTACTCAGATGGTAAGAACCGTTCCTGCTAGTGGTAAGGATGCAGAAGGAAAGCCAGTGCAGTATGCACAGTACCTTCCGGTTCCATACAATCTTGATGTTGAGATGTCAATCATCTCTAAGAACCAGGATGATGGACTTCAGATTCTAGAACAGATTCTTCCTTACTTCCACCCTTCACTTAATGTATCCATTGAGGTTATTGATGAAACCAAAGAAGAGCGCGACATTGCAATTGTCCTTAACGGCGTGGGTTATAATGATGATTATGAGGGTGATTATTCACAAAGAAGAACTCTCATCTGGACGCTCAACTTCACTGTAAAGACTTACCTCTTCGGTCCAGTCGATGCTCAGAGAGACATCCGCAAGGTTACTTTGGATTATCGTACAGACATCGTAAGGCGTCCAGCAGAGCTAAGATACTCTGCCGAGGTACAAAGTACAGCAGAACCTCCTATTCCTCGTGATGAGATTAAGCCTGAAGCAGAGGACACTTATAAAGTTGTAGAGACTTATGAGGATATCTATTCGACTGATAATGATTTCTTTCAACTGTAACAATCATGAAAAACCATGAAACGTTAAACGACACATTCGACATCACTCCAACAGAAGTGGTGGCTAAGCCAATCAAGAGAAACAAAGAAACTGTCGCTCTGACAAATGTCAGTGAGATGAAGGACAAGGATGTAGCTTATGTGAGAGGTAAGTTGTATGAGATGACTGAGAAGTTATCTGAGGCAGCTAATGAAAGTTTAGAGTCTGCTCTAGAGTCTGGACATCCTCGTGCCTGGGAGGTTGCTGGTAACACAATGAAACTGGCTGCTGACACAGCAGAGAAACTTATTCATCTTCAGGGTTCCAACAGGCGCCTTGATGAAGAGCGTCCTGTTGTAAATGCCACACAGAATAACACTAATGTAACTAATAATGTTATGTTCTCGGGCTCAACACAAGAAATGATGGCGATGCTTAAGGAAGCACAAAGGGAGAACAACAAGTAATGTACGAATACAAGGTAAGTAAGATCGCAAGGGTTGTTGATGGGGACACCCTGGATGTCATCATTGATTTAGGGTTTGGACTCTTTAAGAAAGAAAGAGTAAGAGTTGCTGGAATTGATACGCCTGAGTGTCGTACCAGAGACTTGGTTGAGAAGAAGTATGGACTGGAAGCAAAAGAGTTTATGAAACAACTCCTGAAGCAGTCTAAGAACCTTATCATCAGAACAGAGAAAGATGGTAAGTACGGACGTTGCTTGGGGTGGATTTATGCAGAGGGTAATCACATGTCTCTCAACGAACAGATGATTGAGATGGGTTATGCATTCCCTTATGATGGCGGCACTAAACTGACAGGTGATGCCAGATGGACTGCTTTAGATGCCAAGAGAATAAATAATAATAAAGACTAACAGGTTATGAAATCTTATAGGACTTTCTGTGAAGCCACAGAAGCAGATCTAAAAAATATGGGAGCTAACGCTGGCCAGATTGCCAAGTTGAAAGCAAGGCAAGCTAAGAGAGGATATGGATTCCAAAGTAATGATGAGAGAAATAAAACGGCGCCTGCTAAAACACAGAATCAAATTTCACAAAGGAATACTGTAAAACCAAAGACTAGCATGGATAAACATGTTAGTAATGTGGCATCAAATAGAAACTCGGCAGAGAAGAGCGCGCTCGCCAAGAAAGACAATGTTTCAAGAATTAGGACCTCAGCATCACCAACTGGATTACGTCGGGATCCTAATGCACCGAAGCCTGGAACACCAAAACCAGAACCAAAAGGTGGAGCTTTAGCAACAAGACCCGCTGATAAAGGTAGTGCTATAGTAAGACAAAAACAAAAATCATCTGCTATTCAGAGACATAGATATCCTGGTATGGCTGATGAGAAACAATCTGGCAATCGACCTGGAACTTCTAAACCTACTTCACCTAATAGATTTTCTAAAATGGCTAAGTCGGCAGCTAAAGGAGCTTTGAATGCAACAGGTAAAGCCTTCAACAGGACTTTGCGTAAGAGAGCTCCTTCTATCGAAGGGGACAATAAGTCTGTTGCATCCTCATCTCTCCATTCAGGACAGATTTCTTGACACTAAATAACTAAAATAACTCATAAACTGATGAGCGATACCTCTAAAATGAGGGAGCAACTAGAAGGCATCAAGGATGCTTATGTCTCTGACTCCTCAAAAATTCGTAATGAGACCCTCGCTGAAGGGTTCGAGAAACTAAAGTCACGAATTAAGGGTGTTGATGTACCCTTACCTAAGACAGAGGTAAAGGAACAGAAGACTGCAGAGCGTAAGTTTACTCCTCTTCAGATTGCAGAAAAGGCAACAGCAACATATAAAGAGAAGATTCGTCCAGAGGTAGAAACATCTGAAGTAAGGACATCTGAAAAACCTGTAACTCATGCAGTAAGAACCAACGCCAAAGCGATGGCAAAGGCTCTCACTAACATGAGAACATCTGGTAATGCTGGCAAACCTACACAATCAACTCCCAATGGCAATGGTGATCTCGGCCAGTATACTTCTCCCGCTAACAATAATGACGGTGATCTTGGTAACAATACAGGGTTTGGTCAATATGCAGCGTTGACAACCAGCATGACGCTGGAAGAGTATCAGGATTATTTCGCTAAGAAGTTTGTAAAGGAAGAAGAGACATACGAACCATTAGAAGAACAGGAAGTAATTGAGTCCACTGATGTTGTAAAGGAACTGGAAGAGAGACTTCTGGAACTGGATGACACAGCATGGAAGTCAATTGATGTTGTAATGCGTGAGTTGGCAAAGGAAGAGAACATCACTCCTAAAGATCTTCATAAAGCATTCAAGTCAGAACACGGATTGATTCCTGACGAGTGGTTGAAGGAGAACAGAATCACTGAAGCATGTGGTTTCATGCCACTGGATGAAGCAACAAGAATCATTAAGAATGGTTGTGTTTATGATGTCACTTGCATGTGGAGAGGAGGAACTCATAGACTGAAGTTCTTCTGGCCTGAGGAAGGAACACCTTCTAAGGAAGACATGCAGAATGCTGTAGAGATGTTCTATCCTAAGGCAAGACTTATTGCTCATTATCCTTGTACAGATGAACCTGACAACTTTATGGTTGTGGTTCCACCTGTCACTGAGAACTTTCTTTTCATTCCACAAGACAACTGGTTAGAGTTGGATGAAGAGGTCTCTGATTATATTCAGTCGATCTATGAGGAAGAGGGAGAACCCCTTGCTGCTCCAACTGAAGTTGAGAATGGCATCCTTCTGAAGGTTGAGGATCATGTCACCGGTGAAGAGAAAGAGATCTTTATTGAAAAGAAAGGACTCTGGGACAACATCCACGCCAAGCGTAAGAGAGGTGAGTCACCAGCCAAGAAAGGTGATAAGGACTACCCCAAGACACTGAATGTAGAAGAGACGGAACAGGATGGACCTGAACCCACTCCAAGACAACGAAGAGGTGCGATTAACAATGCTCGTCGACAACTAAACTTGGCCAAACATGACGACGACAAGAACGCAGAGAAGTTGCAGAAGGCAAGACTGAAAGCTTTCGGGGTGAATGAAGGTCTGGAACAAGCCAAAAAGAATGTCGGCGCCGACTCCTGTTGGGATGGTTACAAAGCTAAGGGAACCAAGAAAAAGGATGGTAAGGAAGTCCCTAACTGCGTGAAGGAAGGTGACGAGATGAAAGGGATGTCCCAGAAGTCTGGTGACAAGAGAAGTACTGACAGCGGAGCAGGGATGACAGCTAAGGGTGTCGCCAAGTACAACGCCCGTACCGGTGGCAACCTCAAGACTGCGGTTACGACTCCCCCGTCTGAACTAAAGGCTGGTTCTAAGGCTGCAGGGAGACGCAAGAGTTTCTGTGCCAGGTCCAAAGGATGGAATGGTGAGAGAGGAAAGGCTGCTCGTAGCAGATGGAATTGCTGATAAATACTAAAAAGAAGTAAATTATGCTTTCGACAGAGTACAGACTCCGTCTTGAATTCATCTGCCAGAGAATTTCGACTAATCAAGAAGTCCAACTGGATGAAATGATTTGGGCAAACAAGTTGGGTAAAGCCAACAGGTCTGCCGGTGAGATGTTGAGAAGGGCGAGACGACAATCAAGGAACGACATCCAGGAAGGAGGGATGGACGATTTTTTGAACCAGATGGATTTGGGTGATCCAGATCCAACCAACCATAGTAGTGGTTTCTCAAGTCCAGATGAGATTGGTGAATGGTTTCATCAAGAGAAAACAGATGACTGGCGCCAGAGGGACTGATGGCTGATACCGCTTATAAGGCTAACCCGTTACTCAAACAACGGGGAGTTCAGATTGACTTCACAAAGGAACAGGTTCAGGAAGTCATCAAGTGTTCACAAGACCCTGAGTACTTTCTAGAACATTACATCAAAGTCATCTCATTGGA